AGACGGCAAGAGGAAATAAACGAGATAATGGAAATATGGATGCGGGATTGGGAGTTCAATCATCCTGACCCGACCATTCCTGATCCGATGCCAGACGAGCTAGCGCAACGGAGAAAGATGAGGGAGTATGAGTGACAGTTATCCGTTCTGTATTGTCCACAACTGTGCCCGAGAAGGGAAAAACCGGATCGGTGTTCGCTGTCGGGTCTGGCATAACGGGCACCCGGACAAGAGCAAGACTGCTGCCATGTTTGCACCGGAAAGCAACGCATACCTATGTGACGATCATGCCCTGGAGGGTGCGAATCTAACTCTGCTGTTCGAGCCGACAAATACAAAGGAGACGAAACTGAGTGTAATTGTGGTGGAACCAGTTGACGAGCGCACGGTACCGATTAAGCAGGTGACACGAACGTGAGCGATTACGAATGGGCCACGGAGCAAGAGTCCATGCAGGAGTGGTACGACCGAACCGTACCGCACGACCCCAAGCTGGATGATCCGGCGATGGCCCATCTACGTCGGCTGACCTTCGGGCTCAACATCGCCAAGGCACAGGCCGATGAGCTGGCTAAGATTTTCTTCCGCAGGGCTTAATTTCAAAAGGGGATAGCAATGAGTTGGTACGACGCACTGGATGCCAAGACCGAGCTGGCTCAGTTCTGGACTAGCGAGCCGGGCCATAGTTTTGCTACTGGCTGGCAAAAGAGTAATTTAGAAAAGTACGGCTGCGCTGCTCTGGAGCCCGAGGTGATGTGTGCTTTGGAAGCTGGCAAAATGAAATACGGGGCTCCGATGTGGATATCCGGTGAGGTCAAGGATCTGATCGTTCACGCCGCTGAGAGCTTCCAGCCCGAGCCGTTCGTGGAATCCGACCTCTTCATCGCCCCCGGGTTTGCCATCCTCGGTACCCCCGGGGATGGGTCGCCTCTGATTGTTTACGATAGCTATGCGGGCCGCGCCGCTGCGAGAGCTATCGCTTGGGCGCATACGCGCGCAGTCGATATGGGCACTGGCAAAGAACGTGATGGCGTCCATTTCTCTATTTACAGTCACGACGATGATGTCGGCCTGGATGACTTCCTGGAGCCATATCTTGAATTGAAAAAGATGGGTGGAGCGTGGGCAGGTGAGACAAAGTGGTCTCTGTTCCACCATACGCAGCTCACCTTTGGTCTCAGCTTCGAGCAGGAGATGGCAGATACACAGGCGGTGGTGGATGCGCTCCCGGAGACTGGAGATCGCTTGGGCCGTCTTGTCGATCCTGCCTTCAGGCAGTATTACGCGGGCCTCTGGGCCACGCTGCAGACCTTCTTCCGGATGATGGCTCAGAAGGTCGCAGTCGTCCAAAAAATTGATGCACCACGCGGTGTCAGGAAGCGTGCCATCCGCCGGGATGTGGAGAACCTGGGCGTGCTCGTGGTCAGACTGCGGCGAGAATCAGTACGCATACCGAAAGAAAATGGTGAGGGAAAACGCGAGCTGCACTATCGCCACTATCGTGTCGGTCATTGGCGCAATCAATTTTATCCCTCTCTGAAGATGCATAGGCAGGTTTGGATCGAGGAAACAATAGTAGGAGATGAAAGTCTCCCGCTACTGCTTCACCCGAGTCGAGCCTATAGCTGGACACGGTGACGATAGCACGGGCTTGACAGGTGAAGTGTAATTCTGTAGACTCCGCTCAGTGTGTAATTCGAGTGAGAGGGGATAGCCGTGAGAAGGTCACTGATTGTAAAAGGAAATAAGCGCGTAGCGTTTGATGCAGCGTGGAAGCATGGGTTCGTGAATACCTACCTGATTCACTGCTTCGAGACAGATACGCGCATAGACGTGGACGAGGAGCCCGATACGCTTGAGCGGCTCCAGGAATGGTTTGGGGAGGATCTACAGGCCCCGTTCCCTCCCGGTGCGCTGCTGCATTTCTCGTCGCCGTTCGAGAGGGTGGGATAACTGAAATGGCCGTAACTGTTAAGCTCACAGAGCCCCGGGAGCAGGTGCTAGTAGAGACGCCTGTCGGTTTTGTTGTCCTGTCTTGGGACAAGCTAGGAGAGCGTAGTATTTTCTATGTAACTCCTGCGGCTGGCTTCAGCCTGGCTGACCCAGGGCTTCCAATTAACAATGAGAACGATATTCTCACTGCGCGGTTTGAGAGAGGGGATAGCAAAAATGCGGACGTATACGAAACAGGACGTTGACTCACGCAGCGGGATGCCTGCCGCGAACGTGAAGGTGCATAGCGGTTTGTGGTCGGGCTTGCCCAAGTGGCAGAAGGAAAACCCGAATGCCAATCCTCACTTCACACAGAAGTGGATCGAACAGCATGTAAGTGAGGAGCAGATTGATTCGCTCTTTTGGGGCACCTGTGAGTACAGGTGGGAGGATCTTCAGCAGGAGGCCGAGGAAATCTGGCCCGATAATAGTGTCAAAGTCTACAGTGAGGGCCGTTCTGGAGGCTGGGCTGCGGTAGCCGGTCTCAGCGATGTGGAGGATTGGGATGCGATCGACCTGGCAAGGTGGAGACGCTTCGAGCGCTATGCTCGCGCTACTGCCGATTACATTCCTGTAGAGATGATTGAATCTGTTTATATAAATGAATTCGACGCCTGGGTTCGGGCCTGAAAGGGGATAGCAAAATGAAGGATTATATTTTGGCAGTCGGTAATGCCTTTGACGGTCTGACGCTGTACGGGCCATTCAGTGAGGAGGAGGTTGCAGAGAGCGATGGCGACGCACTGAGTCACGTCTACGGTAGCCCTTGGGAATTTGTCGCAGTACAGCCGCGCGAGGAGTCTTGACAGGTAAAGTGTAATTGTGTATCCTAGAGCGAGTAAGATGTAATCAGCGAACGAGAGGGGATAGCAAAATGACTGACGATAGGATTATTGACAGCCGGTGTCTGATTGACGAATTGAATCTGCTTCTCCAGGATAAGGATGATCTTGGGGAGGAGGAACGTGAGCGGTTGCAGGCAATCGAATCTCTGATTGACGATGGTATCCCGGACTGGTACGACGGGGCAACTTTGATCCGGGAGGACTATTTCACGGAGTATGCGCAAGAGCTAGCCGAGGACATCGGTGCTGTTCCTAGGGAAATCGGGTGGCCGCTCTATCATATTGACTGGGAAGCAGCAGCCGACGCGCTGAAGAGGGATTACATGACTGTGGAGTTTCTTGGTCAGACCTACTACGTTCAGGCTGACAGCTAGATGTAATTATGCTACCGTAGGGCTATAAGGTAATTCGACCAAAGGGGATAGCATGGCAACGGTAAATTATCTAGGCGGTTATATGTACGGGGATGGAGAGTACATCGTAGAGTTCAAGAATGTGCAATCCTTCTTGGCCCCGATGGCTGCTCTTGTCATTACTCCAGACAGACAGATGTATGAGGTCGGTTTTCAACTTGGCACTAAGATGTCTGTGAAAACAGCAGAGGCAGTAATCCTGCGCATCCGGTCTGAGCAAGAGGCCGATGCAATCATCGCAAGGCCGGTGAACTGAGTGATGGGAATTGTTTATGACATGATCTTCTTGGTCGTATTTGTAGGTATTGGTATTGTGCTCTTGCTTGGGATCATTGGCCCAAGTAGGGAGCAGCAGATACGGCAATGGGAAGCGGGCGAGCGTTTACGGGCACGGATCTGGAAAGAGGAGCAGGATAAGGCGACCGAGGAAAAAAGATGATCCGACTGACTCTTGCTCCGCTTATCAATTTTGTTTCCGATGGCTGGCTGGCCGAGGATCTGAAGCCAGGTGACAAGCCCGAGATGCGAGACCGTACGAGTATCCCCTGGTGGGAACAGCTCGCGCCGACTCTGGAGGGTATCGCCTCCACGCTGGCCGATCATCCGATGGAGCTGATGTCAGGCGTCGGCGGCTGCAGGGTTCACATCCTCACGCGCCAGAGCCATGACTTTGGATGGCATAGGGAAGGCAGGCCGGACACACTCAGCGCCACGCTCTTTCTCAGCAACCTTGATTACAAGACAGACGGCGGCGCGCTACAAATAAAGAAACCGAGAAGAAACCCGATTGCCAGGATGCCTACTCTCTGTCCTGCTATTTATGGAGACCTAGTAGTGTTTCCTAGCCAGTGGGAACATCGAGTGACGCCGCTGAAAAAGAATGTACTGAGAGTTACGGTCGCCGCTATCTTCCAGCCTGTGCTACTGTGAAGGTTCTTCCTGTGTGTGTCAAAGTTCCGATGCGGCTATCCCCATATCGGAGCGTGATGACCCGGCACCATTAACGGCTGAGACCGTCCGGGTAAGTCACAAGCGAGAGCCTCGGGACTCACATCCCGGGGCTCTTTGCTTTTCCTCTAGTTAATTGCCTGCCCTGGATCGGCGTCGGTATTAACGTCGGTCTCGAATTCTGACGCCGCGCCGCTCCGAGCGCCAAGTCTGAGCAGTCACGGGAATATGCCTCTGTACGGGCACAGGAGCCATTCTCAGGCGATCGTAGGTCGAACCCTAGTCAGACCTACCCCCGGGGCCTCGCAGGGGCTCAGAGAGCCTCCTGTGTCATCCGCGCACCGGGATACTGGCCGTATTGGTACAGATAACTACAGGAAGCTCCCTCAGCCTCCGGGCCAGGTGATCCTAGCTCCACAACTGCCGACGCGCCGACGCAAGAGGAATGCACAGAGAGCTGCTAGGATCGTAAGCGGGCCAGACGACTGGAGAGGAGAGTCCACGTGGGTTCTCTCCCCTGTCCGCGCGGCAGACCAGGCCTCCACGTTGCCGAGCATCCCTCCTCTCCGGCCGAGGCCCAAAAAATTGAGCAAAAATTCCGGTGTCTGGCTGGTGTCAGGGCGACCCGCTCCCGGGTGGCTCAATTTGCCAAACCCGTATTTCGCTGAGATGATGTAATTAATGGGATGGAATTGAGCTGGCGATAGTCCCGGCCAATCCCTGCAGGAATACAAAAACAATCTGCTATAGATTGTAATTATAATCCTGCGCTCTAATCCGACCCGCTACTTACCGCTACTAATTACATCATGCTGCGGCTAACGGTAACAGCCCCGAGCCCGTCTGTCAAGAAATTAGACTGTCCCGATAATTGCGCCCGCGACGGTAGGGCTTGCAATTTCCTGTGCAGGGTGTAAGCTCTGCCTGCCTCGCAGGCGCGGGGCGGACATAGCTGGAGGACGTCAAGTGCCCCGCAAGGGATTCACGAAACCGCCTCACGGCCGTTAGGACTCCAGCGCACTAATCGGTAATCCCCTGATGTGTGCGTTTTGCATGGCTCCCGCATGGAGCCGATTCGCAGGCATGGGGGAGACTTGAATGAGAGCAGCTCCGGAATGGAGCTAGTTCACGAATGACTCACACGGGAAGCAACTTGCGCAAGAGCGAGGCAGCATGGCTCCGTTTTCAGGAGCGTGCCGCATCGCGGCTGTACGGCAATCGAACGGCGGCCGGTATGGCTCCTCCTGGAGCCGGTCGCATTCCTCCTCCGTCACAGGAGGAGGAGCAGTGATCGCGAATCTGATCGGCGCGGCAGTGGTAATAGCCTGCCTCGCAGTCTCACTCGGTGTCCTGCTCGTGCTAGGGGTCACACCGGCCGAGGAGCAAGAGTGATCCTGCTTGGTCGGCGGGTGGACGGTATCGGCTCGCTCGTGCTGCTCCAGGATCGGCAGGGAGACTTGCGAATCGTCGTTCGGGACAATGTGCCCGGGCGAAGCTTCACGTTCGACACGGATCGGGAGCAGGCGTACAGCGATTATTACCACCCGTATCTGCAGGCTCCGGCCTCGGTGCTGGAGCTAGTGAATCGTCGTCCCTGCATGGACGACACCATTGAGGAGCCGAACGAAAATTCGATCCTGCTCGGGCCAGACCCGCAGCTAACACTCTAGACAGGTAATGCGAACGGAGCTGCTCTGCTTCAAGTCTCCCCGTTGTCTGCGGCTATCCCGCGTGGCTCTCACAAGGAGCCAGACGGGATAGAGCAATACCGTTCTATCCACGCACACGGGAGGTTTCACAATGTCGCAAGAGTCGAGCAAATGGCTCAACACGCATACGCTGATCGGATTCACTGAGAAGCGCGGCCATGCTTGGCACTACCGGGAGACGGAGCAGGGAGAAGAGTCGAATCATTACCCTGGAGCCATCCCCGTGGACGACGTTCAGCGCAGGCTGTTCGATTTCACAGTCGAGGAGCGTGAGCTATTCACCACGATCGAGACGGACGGCATTCTGTCCTATGTCGGCATTCCCGATCGGAAAGCGCTGGTAACGTCCGACACGGGCGATGTCCTCGGCGTTTTCAAAAGTGGCTATCAGGGCCATCAGTACAGCGAATGGCTCTTGTCGAACGTGGCGACGATCCTGGACGACACGCTGCAGATTGGCTCGGCCGGTCTGCTGCGCAATCGGGCACAGGCTTGGGTGAGCGTGGAAGTGGAGGAGAATTCCTCGGCTGTCGGAATGGAGTACCGGCCGCATCTTCTGGCCTGCACATCGTTTGACGGTTCGCTTGCCACGACCTACAAGCGCACCGTGACGGCCGTCGTCTGCGATAACACGCTGTCGGCTGCGCTTGGCGAACGGGATCAAGCTTTCCGGCTGCGGCATACCAAATACAGCGGTATGCGGCTGCAGGATGCGCGAGAGGCTCTCCAGCTTGTCTACTCCTTGGCGGATGACTTCGCAGAAGAGCTAGAGAGGCTCGCTGCGTGGAAAGTGTCTGAGAGCCAGTGGACGAAGGCCCTGGACATCCTTGTGCCTGTTCCGCAAGACGAGGGACGCGGTAGGACAGTGGCTATTACCAAACAGGATCAGATGATGGCGCTCTATCGCCATGACGAGCGAGCCGCGCAGTGGAAAGGTACGGCACTCGGTGTCCTGCAGGCGTTTAACACATGGTCGCATCACTACGCACAGGTACGTAAGGGTATCCCGCGCGCTGTGCGCAACATGGAAAACGCTGTGAACGGATCGCAGGCAGCAGCCGACACGGAAGTTTTGCGCGTGCTGGCGGATGTCTGCGCGTAGGAAGTAGGAAGTAGCTGCGGGTGGCTCCCGTCACGGGGAGTCATCCCGGAGCTAGCAGCCTGCTAGTTCCAGACACACACGGGGAGGATTACAAAGTGGAAAATCGTCCAGACTGGCTCTATCCGCGCTGTTATGACGTGGAAAAGCTGGCGAATCTCTTGCGAGACGAGGCAGAGCAGTATCACCCGAGCGATCCACAGCATAGCCACCTAGCAGGCTTGCGCTTGCGGCTGTGGGAGGCATTCCGTCTTGAATGGCCCGGGTGGGACGTTTACGGCAAGTGGCTCACGTCAGCGCAGCCACGGCCGGGAGCCTACATGGAGCGAATCGAGCGGCTCCGGGCAGGATCGTAGGGAAAGCAGGGAGCCATGCAAAACGCACAGGTAGGAACGAATCGAGAAAAGCCTCGCAAAACGGGGCTTTTTTCTTGCTCACGTAGTTGTCACCAGGGACAACAGAGCGTTCTAAGGCGTTCTAAGCTCCTGAAACCGCCTAGATGACCAACTGACCCACATCCCGCGTAGGATGGCGTGAGAATCGCTCCTGTGGCGTTCTAGGGGCATTCCAGGGTGATGTCTCTCCCTGGCAAGAGCGCAGGAGCAAGAAAAAGCCCCGGCGGAAACCGGGGCTTGGGTGAAGCAAGGTGAAGGAAGATCGCTAGGTCGGCGTTTCCCTAGCGCAGCAGGGGAGGCTCCTGAAGCCGCGCTGTCAAGCATCGGTAGGGCCAGCGCTAGCCAGTGGATTACATAAGCAATTGCCCAGGGCGGGCCTGAGTGAGAGCTAGCAGGAACAGAGGAGCCAGCAGGAGCACAGTACCCTCTCCTTTCGGCTCTATTTGGTAATTCCCAAGGATAGAAATTCTTCCAATGCGGGCCAAGAAAGAACCGTCCCTGCAAGAGACCTCACAGGCTTTCTCCCTTGCCAGTAGCAGGAAGAGAATGAGGAAGTGATGTTCCCTCACTGATTCTCTCAGGAATTCCCCCAGGGCGGGCTTGAAATTGTCCCCCTATCTAACCCTTGGGGTACTACTGAGGATGAACCCCTGTTCTCTCGTCTCTCAATCATGGCTCCTTCATGGGCCACACGAAACCACAATTTCACAGGTAATTCAGGATGATGTAAGTCACCACTTACAAATGTATTTGTCCGAGGGGATACCGGGAGGGTTTACCGGGAAGGTGAGTGGGCACTTACAAGCAGACGATCGGGCCGGGGGGCGTATAGGTACACCGCCAATGAGTTTCACATTGTAATTCTGTGTGGGCGTAGTAGCACACCATCTATGAATTACCAAATGTAATTGGGAAAATTTTTTGGGTAGATCAACGGGGTTACTTCTCCACTCCTCTATACGGCCAGTAGAGGGTTTCTTCTTCCCCGCTTTGGGGAATTTCCATTGGCTCGAATTTGCGGCGGCCTAGCCAGACTGTCGATGATTCTTTGACGATGGCGTCGAAGATGCACTCCCACTCTTCCTTGCCCACTTGCGCATCGCGCAGGGCCTTACTGAGGATCTGGCTTATCCGCTCTAGCTCCTCCTCTGCCCGCTCTGGGGATTCGGCACTGACTTCAAAGGCTAGCTTCCTCAGCATCCTCGCTCCTTCATCCAGCGCATCCAGCCTTCCTGCGACCAACTGGGATTGGGCACCACATGAATTTCACCATTCACCAACATATGCTGCCAGCCGATCGCTGTCAGGATCCTGTCCGCTGCCCTCAATCCTACGTACTCCTGGTGGGTGATCCTGTGCAGCGAGCGCAGTGTGTAGCCCGCCTCTGCAGCCAGCCATTGCAATGGTGTTATTACGTCTCTGACTGCGCCCACCCAGGCTTGCCCATACGTGTCCCAGGGGTGCTCGATCGACTCTACCCGCACCCACCTCTCGACTACGCTCAACAGCTCTGCACCGAGCACCACTTCCGCATCTCCGTTGCGAGGAGGCTCCAATGCCCATCAAGTCCTATAACAAGGGAGCCCGCAAGGCTTATCGAGCCATGCAGAAGCAGTATGGCGCAAAGAAGGGCAGGCAGGTCTTTTTTGCATTGGCAAATAAACGTGGAAAAGGTAAATCACGGAAACAGCGGGTAAACTCCACTTATCGAACTCGAACCCGTACCCGCAGGCGCAGACGCTAACAGCTAACCTCGCTGTTCCCCCCGGGGGAGGGAGTGGAGGCTTCTGCAACTCGCTCCCTCCTCCTCCCTTCCCTCTCTCCCCTCCTTTCTCCCTCCTCTCTTTTTTCCTCTCCCACTAGACTGCATTCGATGTCGTCGGCTTCTTCAGCTCCGAGCAGGCAATCGCTCAGGAAACGGAAGCAATTCTCTCAGGTCAGGCAACTAGCACGCCCCGATGAGTGGGCACTCAGTATGGGACTGAGAGTGGACGGCAAACCTTTCAGCCTTGCGGGTCGGGAGTACGTCACGGCCGTGATCAGGGATATGTCCGATGAAATCATCATCCCCAAGGCGGCGCAGATGGCCTTCACCGTCACCTTCCTCACCCGCACGCTGCACTGGACGACACAGCGCCGCTGGCACCACCTCTACCTCCTGCCGCTAAAGACGGGAGCAGTCCCCTTCGTGCAGGCCCGTATCGACCCCATCATCGAGAGCAATCCGGAGATCAGGGAGATTTTCTCCACCGTCGATAACCGCCTGCACAAGCAGACCCGGGACGGCATCTCCGTTTACATCCGGGGTACCAATATCAATCGCGAGCTGCAGGAAATTCCTGTCGATGTCGAAGTCTGGGACGAGCGCGATCGCATGATCGAGGAAAACCTCGATGACGCCCGCCACCGCATGGACGGCTCCAGGATCAAGAAGCTCGTCCAACTCTCTACTCCCACCGCCCCCGGTCATGGGGTCGATGCCGAGGATGCCTGGTGGGCCTCCGATCAGCACCACTGGGAAGTCCCCTGCCCGCACTGCGGTCGCTTCCAGGCTTTCAATTTCGATGAAAATGTAAAACTGGGGGATACCCCCGATGAGTCTGTGCTCGTCTGCCAGCACTGCCGCCAGCAGATCCAGGACAGGCACCGCTTTGCCCTCAACGAGTTCGGTCGCTGGACTCCCCAGAATCTCAACGGTCATCTGCGTGGCTACCACATCAATCAATTCAACTCGCCCACGCAGCCGCTGACCGACATCCTCAAGGGCTACTTCGCCGGGCAGCGGGATTCCAAGCGGCTCAAGTCTTTTTTCAACAACAACCTTGGTCTCCCCTATGTCGCCGAGGGAGACCAACTGACGCCCGAGATCCTGGACAAGTGTCGGGTTTCAGGACATCGAGAGGGCGGGATCCCGGAAGGCCCCGTTTTCGTTGGGGTGGATGTGGGCACCCATCTGCACGTCCGTGCAGACACCCTCACCCGCCACGGGCACCGCAAAGCGTGGGCCTTTCGGATCTTCCGCGAATGGAGCGAACTCGATAATTTCCTCAGCGGCCTGATCGGCTTCATGTGCGTGATCGACGCTCATCCGGAAAAAAGAGCGGCTCGGGATCTCTCTTTGAAATACCCTGGCCGGGTCTGGCTCGGTTTCGAGCAGGATCGTCCGCAGACGGAGGAGATCGCTCACTGGCACACGATCAAGCACCGGGAGGCGGCTCGCTGCGTGATCGACCGCACCCTGGCCTTCGACACCGTCATCTACCAGTACATCCACGGGCAGGTCATCCTCCCCCACTACGCTCGCGAGATCGGGGAGAACATCGAGAACCGTGAATACAACGGTTTCTATTACCAAATGATCCAGCAGGTCAGGGTCGAGGAGGAGGATGTCCAGGGCCGGATGGTGGCCAGGTGGAAAAAGAACCGCAATCTCGACCACTGGCACCACGCCGATATGTTCTGCACAGTGGCCACGCTCAGGAATCCCGGCCTGGCCGTCCCTGCTGCCCTGGGTGAGGCATTTCAACGAGGAGGTAATTTCGTTGCCTAGAACTCCACGCGATCCCGAGTCCAGGCAGTTGATCCTGGAGGAGGGCAGCAACCGCATCCGCCGTCAGTACAAGCTCACCCACGAGCGCCGTCGCAAGCTGGTCACCGGCGAGGAGCAGCACCTCAAGGAGATGGCTGCCATTCTCAAAATCGCCGGTTACAGCAATCAGCAAATTGGTGCCGTGGTCGGTCTCGCCCACACGCAGGTCAACGAGTTCATGCGCACGCCGGACATGCAGGAGCTGTTGGTCGAGCTGAGGGAGAAAATCCCCGCCGCCGCCTACAACCTCCTGCAGTCCTACTCGATCGAGGCCGTGCAGGCGATTGTCGATGTCATGCGCTCCTCCACGGACGACAAGTGGATCCTGCAGGCTGCCTCGGACATCCTCGATCGCTGCGGGCTGCCGAAGATGTCCCGCTCCGAGGCCACCGTGCACAAGACCGAGGAGCAGATGACCACCTTCTCCGACGACGGAATTACCGACTCCCTGCGCAATGCCTCCCCCGAGGTGCAGGAGAAGGCTGCACAGCTAATCGAGCAGATGGAGTCGCTGCTTGAGGCATCCGCCGGTGAGTCTGAGAACTAGAATTACCGAGATGTTCCCCAGCGGCATCATGCCTACCTGGGGCTGGCCCTGGTCAGGGCTGCGCTCGCTGACGCGCTCGCTAACGATGAAATTCTGGGGTGACCGGCCACGCTATGACGGCACACTGATCCATTACGACGAAGCTCGCTCCCTCTATCGCAACGAGGGTACGGAATGGTCGCTGGGTGCTCAGTTCTGCAAGCCGGTCATCGACCTTGCTGTGAATTTCACCGGACAGCCCCAAGCTGCTACCGAGGACGCGGATCTGGACGATTTCCTCAACACCTGTCTCAAGGACTATTGGCTGGAGCCAATCCAGGAGATGCTGCGGAACGCAATGCGTGATAGCAAGACCATCGTCTACGTCAAGTTCCCCGATCTCGACAATCCACTGATGACGCTTCAGGAGCGCCAGTACGGCAGGCTGGAGGTCGTAGACCCCGAGCGTGTCGTTCTGGAATACGATCCGGGTAACAAGGATGTAATTGAAAAAGCCTTCATCACCCGCCACGTCCTCTTCGTGGAGGAAGAAGAGGATCTGGTCAACGGGATTCTGCCCAAAGAGACGGAGCATGAGATCCTGGAGATTATCTCACAAGAGGGTTACCGCTACTTCGACCGTACCGACCGCCGCTGGCTGGAGGACATGGCCCGCCCCAACACCTGGGGCATCGTCCCCCTGGTCGAAGTCTGGAACGAATACGACAGCTCCCTGTCCGGCGGGCAATCGGATCTGGAGCCTCTGCTGCCCTTCATCCGTGCCTTCCACGATGTCATGTGCCAGTCCCTGCAGGCCCACAAATACCATTCAGTGCCGAAGATCATGTTCAAGCTGGAGGAAGTCTCCACCTTCATCCGCAACAACTTCCCCGAAGCCTGGGATGCCGAGACGGGCACGATCAAGGCCCGGGCCGAGATTTCCTGGCAAGGCCGTGAGATTCTTTTCTTGCAGGCGACCGAGGATGCTTCCTTCGTGGAGGCTCGCTCGGTGCTCAACGACTCCAAGGAGCTGCTCACCTTCCTGATCGACTGCATCGTTGTCGCCTCCGAGACTCCCCGCTGGGCCTTCATGCTGATCGAGCCCGGCTCTGCCAATCAGAGCAACAACGCGCAAACTGTCCCCTTTATGAAAAAAATCGACCGCAAGCGAAAAAATTACGTGGAGCCGATCCAGAAGCTGCTCAAGATCATCATGCTGGCCAACAACCGCCCGGTTGTCTGTCCGGCCATCTCCTGGGACGTGCAGCGTGCCGACGAGCTGACCAACATGGCTCAGGGCATGCAGATGCTGGTCATGTCCCTGGAGGTTCTGGCCCAGAGGCAGATCATCTCCGACGAGACCTACCGGGAGATCGTCAGGCCCTTCCTGCCAGCGATGAAGAACCCCGGACAGGAGGCTACCGACGCCAAGGATAATTTCAACACGCTTCCGGAGCCTACGCCCAACGGCAGCGGCAATCCGCGCAACGTCCCGGTTACGCAAGGGCAGCAAGGAAAGAACGAATGAAGAGTGGCCGTCCTGCCAAGCTGAGGGTGAAGAAGCAGTACAAACGTCGCCGCTATGGGGCGATTGGACGTGGAGCGAGAAACCCGAAGCAGGTGGCAGCGACGGTGGGCAGGAGACGAGTACGACGTAGAAGGCGCTAGGAGCCCCTGTAAGGCCCTCCTGGCTCTGAGGGTGGAGATGTCCCATCCTTACCCCCGGAGGGCCTTAGAAGGGCTTACAGCGCCATCTAGGGGGGTGTAGGATCGGTTCTATGGTCAAGAAAATGCTCAAACCAGTAGATCGGGCCTATTTGGCGGGGATTGTGGACGGCGAGGGCAGCATCATGCTGATTCACGTCAAGCCGAAGCCTGGCGTTCGTAAGTGGGAGAATTGGAACCTTGTTATCTCAATTTCCAATACGGATAAGCGCCTAATTGATTATTTGGTCAAAAATTTCCCTGAAGGGCATGTTTTTACTGTTGAAGGTACTGGAAATAACAGAACGCACTATCAGTGGAAGGTTTCTAGCAAAAAGGCGTTACGGTTGCTTAGAAATGTCTATCCGTATTTGAAGCTAAAGCAAAAGCAGGCTGATGTTGCGCTTGCGATGATAAAAACCCACAAACTTGTAGGACGTGCTGGACATCCTCTTGAGACAGTTGAATATCGGCGCTATCTAGTGCAAGAGATGGCAGCTTTGAATCGAAGGGGCCGTGATGGCACGCAGAAGGAAAAAGAGTACAGGACGCAAAGCAAAATTGGGTTCGGGGGCCAGGTTCAGGAAATTGACGAGGCAATTGAAGGGCCGAAAGGGTGTCCGCAATCCCAAGGCTCTGGCAGCGTACATAGGAAGAAAAAAGTACGGGAAACGTAAAATGGCCAAGATGTCGGCAGCAGGAAGAAGGAGAAAGAGGCGTTGATGGCGAAGATCAAGAGAAAAAAGCGTAATCGGCCCGGAGTCCGTGAATTGCATGTTCGTATGGTCAGTACGGTGAGGCGATAATGCCTCGAACACGCTCTCTCGCCCCGGGTACAAAAATTATCAAGCCGGTACCTCCGATGAAGAGGACGCAAGTGAGCGGGAGTGGCGGTACCGATACTGGCAGCGGTAATTCACCGGATCACATCGTTACCGAATCCCTGGGCTATGAGGGTCAGTCCTGGCCGATCGAGGATAGTGTTGCAGTTTACTGCCCAGCCAGCGTTTATTTTACCCTGATCGGGTTTTACGAAGGCGATGTGGTTACTGGAATTGCCATTTGCAGTGTACTGCCGCCGACAGGCTCAGGGGCGCTCCCTACGGTCTACCGGGCCGGTATCTACAGCGTCGAAGGCTCTCTGGGGACGAAAGCCGCTACGACGGCTGCAGGTGTGGCCTTTGATCCCAGTCAGTCCGGGCTTGTGCAGACGGCCAATCTTCAGTCCCCCTACACGATCCCGGCCGAGGGCGCTTATGCTTTTGCCCTGGCCAGTGGTAATTCGAGCAGGCAAGTGGTTCTGGCCGGTAAGAGCCCAGAGCCTGCTGCCTACAATTTGCCTGGCAATCCGTCGCCCTTTGGCTCCGTACATCTCGCTGATCTGCCGGATCAACTTGATCTCACCCAGAATTACCAGGGCTTTGCAGTTTGGATGGGAGCTATCTAGGCCCTCGATGACGCTGCCTTTTGCCCTCCCTGATCCGTTCCCGCTCGCCTATAGCGGGTATCCGTCCCTGCAGGAGTATGGAAATTTGACCATGCCTCCGAATGCGGAATTTCCACCCGCTGTACCCTTCAATGGCTCTCCCTGGGTGAATACGGGTCTGCTGCGCATCCAGACCGGGGATTCGACCACTGCCGTCGAGGGCTTCACTCGTGCCAAGGTCATCATCATCCATGCCTTCGAGCGTGATCTTGCCGCTCGTCTGAAGAAAGCCGGTGTCAAGACTCTGGCCTATTTCAACTCGTCCTATGTGCCGACCTACCAGGCTGGCATGGAGCACGGGATGAACATAGACTGGAATTACATGGATTCGACGCACCCGGAGTGGTTCATGCAAAAGGGCGGGGCGAGGATCGAGAATCCGTACTTTCCCGGCGTCTTTCTGATCGACATTGGCCTGGCCTCCTACCAGCAGGAATTTACCCAGTACCTTCTCAATGAGCTGCGTGGTGGCATGTGGTCAGGGGTGATGCTGGATGACGTGAACTTCAACACAGCCGGGATTGCCTCCTACCCCTATGACACTTGCGCTGATCGAGCGGCCTATGAGGCCAAGGTGCGTTCTCAAATTTCCTATATCGGCCCGGCGTTGAGATCGGCCGGGTTTGAGACGTGCTGCAACGTTCAACATCAATGGCCCTACGAGAACAACTCACTGGCTGACTGGCTGCAATTCATGGATGCCTTCCTGATCGAGAACTATGCCAAGTACCAAAACAACGATCCCAGTATCGCTGGTGGTAATTACCAGATGAACGAAGTGGACAATGCTGGCCCGAACGGCTGGGAGGATGTCTGCCAGGTTTACATTCGCATTGGTCAGACTGATAAGGCCACGTTCACCGTCAATACGCTTCTCGATAATTTCAACCGGGCTAATGAGGGTGCGCCTGGTCTTGCCCTGGCGGGTAACTGGCGGACATGGGGTGGCACCTCTGGAATGTCTGTTCTTGGCAATCAGGCTGGCGGCTATTACCCCGGCGGTTTCATGGGCTCCTACTGGAACGCTCAGACGTTCAAGTTTCCTCTAGCCATCGGGGTCACGATCGCCGCCGTTCCTGCTAGCCCGATCAACAACTATTTTCAAATCTACCTGACCGATCAGCCGGGAAACGCCAACGGCTATCAGCTTGACATTCGCACCCAGCATCCTCCGGTCTGGGCAAGTGATACGTTTCGCTATCGCCTCTGGGTCTGGAAAAGTGGTGTGGCAACAATGCTGTCTGAGCAAAATATCAGTGACGACACCCTCTGGTTCCAGGTCGGGGATATAGCCATCGCCTACTATGACAATACCTCGATTCAGCTCTGGAGACAGCGCGGCACGGACTTGAAACAGATTGCTGCAGCTACGGATGGGACATTTGCTGATTTTGAGGGAATTCGGCCTGCACTTGTTTTTGAAGAGGATGACTGGCGCATAGACGACTTTTCACTGATGGATGCTGCCATCATCCCCTTCAACAAGAACGTCTACCCGATTCTCTACGGGGATGGCTGGCTGGCAGACTCACCCGGCTGGGAAAATGCGCAGTTGTACGGTAAGGGCAGCTTCTACCTGGAGTGGAATGGCAGGGATGGCTCTGCTTTCATCTGGGAGCCCTTCTACGGCCCTGCTGATCCCTACGAGTACAAAGAGTGGCAGATCGACCTTGGCCTTCCTCTTGGTACCAAATATAGTGAAGGCTGGGCCTGGATTCGTAAATACACTCTTGGCCTCGCGATTGTTAATCCGGCCTCGATCACTTCGCAGGTCGTTACCCTGGAGCCAGGACGGGCCTATGCTCAGCCGGATGGGACGATCATCTTCGACTCGATCACGATGCCGCCGGTGTCGGGAATGCTACTGCTCTACGCCAACTGAGAGGGGGTGTAAATGGCGCTTTCCAGAGGAACGATTCACAAGATCACCCCGCCGCCTCGGGCGGTTCTCAAGTCGGCTAACCCCAGTGTCGGTGTGGTGCGTATTGGAAAACAGGCCAAGTCAGGCCCCAGGAAAGGTATGAGGCCGAAGGGCACCATCAACGCAACGAGAGGATTGTAATATGGCGAGAGCGAAGGGAATGCAGCGGCCAGGCCCGAAGAAGGGTTCTGCGCGCCGCAACGACAACTCAGGGATCTACAGCACCGGCTCTGTGCGCCGACTGTCCTCGGAGAACGCTAATCAGGTCGGTCGTCCTGGATTCGGTCATCTCATCGCTGGCCCCCAGGATGGGAAAACCTCGGTGCGTCGAGTCATGCAGAGGGATCCGGCCCGGGGAACATCGCTCCCGGTTGCTGACAAGATGATCGCGGATCCCAACATTCACGTCGATCTCTATGGGCCGGTAAATCCCCGGATCGTTCGTGCTCCGGATCCGACGCGCTCTGTGGGTTCGGCCAAGAAGGTCATTCGCCCTCCACGGCCAACAGGTTCGGGCGGAATCAAGAAGCGCTAGCGATGTACGAAGAAATTACAGATCAATTTGACTGCATCGTGGCTGAGATGGGCTCGACGGGGACGCTTGTCGTGCTTGATCAGGATACGGTCAGTGCAGTGGCCGAGGGAGACCCAGATCCTAAATTCGCCACTTTCGTCATCGAATCCGGTACGTCCAAGAACGGGCGCATTTGGTCTCCTGAAATCTTCAACAAGGTCTGTGAGCAAATCAACAATTCCAGCGAGCCTGTCGTCGGCTACCTCGGCCACATCAAGCCTGAGGACGACGGCTACAGCTTCCCGGAGATTCAGCTCCAGTGGCTCAAGGCTCGTCTCAACGTGATGTCGGACAAGTGTCAGATGTACGCCAAGGCATACGTCCTCCCCGACACCAAGGGCCGTGAGTATTTGTCTCGCAAGCTCGTTCGTACCGTCTCCTGGTCGGGGAAGGCGGCAATGAAGCCGGTGAGGGGAGGAAGTCAGGTAACAGATTTTCAACTGGAGTCAATCGACCTATCACGGCCACGCAAGGCAGGGATGTCTGCACGGCTGGTAGGAGGGCTGACAAGTGAAATGGACGAAGGAGGGACGGTGGAGCCGAAAGACATTGCTGCGCTCACTGAAGATGAGCTGAGGCAGCACGCGCCTCTACTCGTCAAGGAGATCGAGACGAAGGTGAGGGATCCCCTTGATAAAAAGGTTCAGGAAATGGCTGAAGGGGCTGTGGAAGCCGAAGGGAACGCCAGCCTCCTCGAAGGAATCAGGGAAAAGCTCGGCCTAGACGAGAAGGCCGACGTGCTCGACGTTCTGGGCAGTCTGATGACCAAGGTTCACGGTACGGCTAAGGAAACCCGCGAGAAGATCCTCGATGACGTTCTCGGTAAGAAATTCAAGGACGAGGGCACTCGTAAGCTCGTGCGCCGCGTACTGGTCGCGGAGATGGTTTCCACATCAGTTGCGGAGGACAAGGTAGAGGAATTTGTCAACGAGCAGATCAACGCCGACGACGATCTCAAGCGCATGGTCGATGAGATGGAGGGCAGTGGCCGGAGCATGGCCAACGGTTCTTCCCGGCGCGATCCGCGCAAGATCGAAGCTGGATATGAAGATGATCGTATCCGGGTTCGCAAAGTAGGGGCGAGGAGGTAAAAATGTCCGAACCAGTGCCGGAGCCGACCCCCGATGTGGTCAATCCGAGCGATGTGGATATGAACAATCCAAATCTGCGACCGGAGGATCAAGAAGTGGAGATGGAGCCTGTAATTCTGACTCCAGGCGCGTATGCTTCTCCTGACCCTGCGACATCGGGGCAGGTGATGGTGTCGCTGGAGGTTGCGGAAGAGGCAGGAATGGAGCTTTCTCCTGATTACGCGCAGGATGAGCTGTCGGAGCCTGCTGCCGATGGTGAGGATTCAGGGAATGGAGGTACGGTTCAGTCTGTCGATTACAACGCCATGACTGTTACCGATCTCAAGGCCGAGCTGGACAACCGAGGCATCAGCTATGCCAGCAATGCCAGCAAGGCTGATCTCATCAGTCTGCTGGAAGATGACGATGCAGGAGTGTAATTAATGGACATGGATCCGGTAGTTGTTCCGCCCAGTGAGTACACGCCGGTCGAAGGTGAGCAGTCGGTCGGCTGGCTTCCGCTCACAGAAGGGGCTGAGACGATCCTGGCGGCAGGTATGGTGGCCACGGTCAACGAGGATGGCACTCTCCAGCAGGGAGTCGTTGGTGATGCCGAGGAGCCGACTGCAGAGGCCATGTTTTACAGCGACATGACCGTGGCTGATCTGAAAGCTGAGCTGGACAATCGCGAGATCGTCTACGACTCCAATGCCCTCAAGGCTGATCTCATCACGCGCTTGGAAGAAGATGATGCAACGTCATAGCACCACCACTCCCCGAACAGGAGGGATCTAGATGGGCCAGTTGAAAACAGATGGACGAGCTGTAAACGTGGCGGTTCCGGCCACCAAGGCCGTGACCTTCGGTGAGCTGTACCGGATCGAGGGCTGGAACGGCTTTGCGATGGACACCATCGGCGCTTCGGATGCGATCCGTAACATGGCCATTGAGACGGCTGAGCGGATCTGGTATGTGAAAATCCCGGCTGGTCTAGCCGCTGCCAAGGGAGCACTGCTCTACTGGACTACGGCCTCACTGGCTACAAACCCGCAGTTCTGTGACTGCCTGACTGATCTCCAGGCCACGGCAGGTACGGCCGGAGATCCCCCGGCCTGCAAGGTCGAGGAGGCCAAGGATGCAAATAACTACGTCGGTGTGCGGGCTCTAAACGGAGGATCCTAAATGGCGATCGCAACAGAGGAGTTTGTCGAGCTGGCACATCAGGTGTGGAAACCTGAGGTGCGGCGGACAGACTACGGCCCGATTCGGATTTACAACGTTCGGGAGATGCAGGCTCAGGTAGACGCCTTCCTGGACGAGATGTATGAGGTTGAGCTGAAGCGGCCGATCTCGGAAATGATCACAACCGCTGTTGGCTCGATGGATCTGCTGGAGAAGGTCAGGGTCGATGTCGATTTCGGTCTCGCTGAGGTACCGCTCCTCTACGGCCCGATCTACGACATGATCCCCGGCCCCTTCCCCGGCGGTGTAATTCAGCTCAACGAGTACACCCTCCAGGCCAACGTTCACTTCCTGGAGAAGTTTGAGGGTGGCGAGGTTGTATTCGGTACGCTGGCTAAGGGTGTTCCGGCTACCGTCTCGATTCAGACCTATGCGGCGGGCTTCGAGTGGACTGAGGATGTAATTGAGTTCGACAAGACCTGGGACATCACGCTCAACAACCGGGCCTTCGGTCGAAGCTACAATTACCTCCTCAACCATCTGCACATCAGCCCGATCACCGGCTTCAGCTATGCGGGTGGGAACTCGACGGCGGCTAACGCCACGGGCGCAACTCTCAGCGAGAAGGTTCTGCTCACCTTCCAGGCTGCTTATGTAGCTGCGGTGCAGGCCACTCCGCAGCGCACGCCCAGCATCATCCTCGCCAATGAGGCCGATCGCTTCAAGATCGAGGATGCCCTACTCGCCCCTGTAAGGGACTCTCAGGGCAATCCACTGGCCCGGGTGCCCGTGGACACCATCATCTACTACAACGGCTCCTCGATCCAGAACGGCGTCAAGCTGATCACCTATCCGGGTGTGACCACGGGGACGTGCTATTTCATCTTCCCCAAGCAGCGCTTCAAGGAGTTCGTGCATCACGATCTGCGCATCGACATCGGCCCGCCTGACATCTCCCGCTTGATCGAAGGGCAGCAAGTAGGAAGGGCGCGCCGGGGCCTGTACGCGGACATGGCCAATTCCGTCCAGAAGATCACCCTTCCGTAGGTGATGTGAAATGGCTTCGACTAAATGGTACGGACTGACAGCACTGGGCCAGTGGGGCGCTACTGCTGCTGAGCGGATCGACTGGGTAACAGATTCGATCAAGGTCAGCCTGCACACGTCCTCCTACGCTCCCAATCAGGACACTGACCACTATTTCAGCCCCTCGGCCACGAATGAGGTCGGGGCCAGCGGTACCTACGTGTCCGGTGGACTGGCTCTGCCGGGACGAAGCACGAGCTACAACGGTGCGACGAATGAGGTCAGACTGATTGCGACGGACTGGTCGGCAACCTCCGCGACAATTACAGCGGCCTTCGCGATCATCAGGAAAGATACGGGTACCGCAACGACGAGTCCGCTGATGGGCTATGTGGACTTTGCCGGGAATGTCTCTGTCACGGCCGGGACATTTACAATCCAGTGGGACGCGACGGGGGCGCTGAAAGCTGTAGCAGCGTGAGCCGGATAATCCGCCCCAGTCCGAATGAAGTGATTGTCAAAGCTCCGGCTGGGGTCTGGCCTCCTGCAAAAACGAAGGAAGGTCGATTTGAGCTGCCTACGCCTGAAGAGATGGTCAAGGTGCAGGCAGCTCAAATCAAAGAGCTGTCTGCAGAAGTGGCCAGTCTGAAATACGGAATGGAGTCGGTCGCCAACGTGGCTATCTGCTTCGCCTGGGTCATCCAGCAGAACACCGGAGCAGAGGCACTGACGATTCCTCGCTGGCTGGTGGAACGGATGCGAGGAGCGCAAATTACAATCGGTGAAAACCTGGATCGTGATGTGCAGGTGAAGTACACCGAACGTGAGCCGTACAAGGTGCAGAAGATCGGAGGAGAATAAATTGGGCTACTATCAAGTTGTAATGCGTCCGCCAGAAGGTACTCCTTACCAGTACGAGGAGACGCTTCCCCCTGATCCGGCCGTTCCTGACTCAGAGGAGAGGACGGTCACGAGGGAGAACATCAGCTATCACCACGTTATTGCCTCCAACGAAAAGACGGCACAGCTCCGTGCAGAGCAGCAAGCTCTCAGGGAAGCAACGGCTTCCTGGCAATCTCCTGAGAAGCGTCAGGAGCTGGAGCAGAAGCTCCAGGACGGGGACATCACTGACGAGGAATTTCAAGCTGAGTGGGACAACCTTGATGAAATCATGGCAAGCCAGTGGCAAGTGGAGAGTGTCGAGGAACTTCCCACTGAGTAAGTGGCATTAACTCAGCTCGGTACCAGAAACGTCTCTACAGCAAACCCTGTCATAACGATAGGGTCGGCGGTAGCCATTGATTCTGTTGTAATTGTGGCCATGACTCGTGCAGGGACGAACACGACTGACTGCACGCTCACGGACAGTAAAGGAAATACCTACACGACCGTGATGAGCCACATCTCGGGATCCGGGAGCTATTTTACAAGCTTCTGGATCTCGAAGATAACGGCGGCACTGGTAGTCGGTGATACCATCACGATCAGTGATACTGGGACGGTAATCCGTACCTGTGTGGCGGTCTCCTGCGACAGCGTAGGCGCTCTTACGGTCAACGACACAGCGCTTGGCTTCGACATCACTCCCGCGATCAGGCCGGACTCTGGTGAGTTCCTGACGACCACGATTGCTGATGCCATGCTGTTCACGATATTCGGTACCGGGGGCGCTTCGGCCCCGGCTAACCTGACTGGTATTTCAAGTGGCTGGACACAGGTGGGCAACACGGGCAACTTCTCCAATCAGCGAACGGAAATCTATGCCCGTCAGGTAGCCGCTACGGGGACGTACAACTTCCAGGCTAGTACGACTTCCAACATCGGCTGGACGCTGTTGGAAGCAGCCTTCCCGATTCCTCCTGTCCAGGTTATTACATTTGCTACTGCTGGCCTGTTGAATCTGGCCAGCGCCGATCCATCCTTCAAGCGTACCTTTGTGGCTCCGGCGGGCTCGCTATCCCTGGCCAGTACGACTCCGGTTGTTTCTGTAATTCAGTCAGGGCTCGTTCCAGCTACAGCCGCTAGGCTCAATCTCGCTTCTACTACACCGGCACCGACACTGAAAGTAACTGCTCCGGTCGGCTCGCTTTCTCTCACGTCGGGAGTAGCGAATGCATCGGGTGGGCAGACGGTTGTGGCCGTTCCTGCCTCGCTCAGCCTCACTGCCAGCCCGCCAACGCCACGGATGTCGAAAACGATCTCCGCATCTCCTGCGGGGATTCTCAACCTGGCAGTAGTCAGTCCTGGCCTGGTCATGGGTTCTAAGGTAATTGCGCCAGTTGGGATTCTGACCCTGACTGCAACAGCACCACAGCCGGGTCTGAAAAAGATTGCGCCCGTCGGTATTCTCAACCTGGCTGCTGCTAACCCCTTGGTCAGTGTGCTGGTTCGCATTGTGACTCCAGCAGCAGTGTTGAATTTTACCGCAGCCAGTCCTGTGTTCTCTGCGGGCTCGCGCATTATTACACTTGCGGGATCTCTGACTCTTTCGGTGGCGATACCGCTGGTCAAGGCTGCGTATCCGGTGACTGCTGGAGTTCTCAACCTGACAGCCTCAGCAGCAAAAGCTTCATCGTTAGCTAAATACACTGTACCGGCCGGGATTCTCACCCTGACTGCTGTTCCCCCTGTCAACTTCCTAGTCGCGTCGGTTGTGTCTGCGCTGGCTGGTCGTCTGACACTGACTGCCAGCTCAGTAGTTTTCAAGTCAGTTCTGAGCACGACTGCAGGGATTCTCAATTTGGTCAGTACCACGCCGACGTTCAAGAGAATTACCGTTACCCCACCGGGGATCCTCAACCTGGCCCGCACTGTTCCGGCTCCTGGTGTCGGCCCGATCGCGGCCGCTGGTGTTCTCAGTCTGGCTGTGTCCGTGCCTAGCGCGGGGCTAGCAGCAAAGCCTCCTGCTGGGATTCTGACGCTGACAGGCGTTGCCCCCTCTTCTTCGACCGTGACCGTTACGCGGGCTCCTGTGGGTCTGGTCACGTTGCGCGGCGGTAGTGCGTCAGTTCTTCGGATTACATCTGTTACTACTGCGAGCTTGTTGAACCTGCTGGCTGTTGCTCCGCTGGTACTGCGCGCCAGTATCGTGCGTGCTCCCTATGGCCTGTTGACTCTGGCCCGGACGACTCCCTTCCCGGCTATTGCCACGAAACAGCAATCCGGGGTTCTCAACTTTGCTGTGACCACGGTTCACATCATCCGGCCTGTCCTCGGCCATGATCATTACATTCTCTCCGTAGGGATTTCTCCAGGTTACATTACTTCGGTTGACGGCTTGAAGATCGTGGTGCCCTGATGGCTTTCGGTGATTTCGTCCAGAAGAAAACGATTGCCTCGGTAGGTAGCTCGCCACAGTCTCTCGTTTTTCCCAGTAACGTGGCGGCTGGCAATTTGCTAGTCGGTCATGTATTCTGGAATTCGACTACTCAAGCCTGCACAGTGTCAGATAATGTAAATGGGGCATGGACAGCAGTAGGCAGCCCTTACTCTGCATCGATGGGAGGGTTGAATGCCTGGCGTTTGCAGACGTTCTATTTTGCCAATGCTGCCGCCGGTGCCACAACTGTGACGTTTGTTTCGGCAGGGGTAACAGTCATCCCCTGTGTTTTTGAGTATGTAGGCCCAGCCGCTCTTGACGTATTCGGCTACACCACTCTGAATTCACCGTCCATCAACACAGTAGTTCAGTCCCCTACGGTCACGGTCACTGCGGCGGGACTGGTGCTGGCCAACGGAGTCACCTACGGTGGTGCCGATCTCATTTCTACTGGCCAAGGATTTACGAATCGCTACGCAAATGACGGCGATCAGGCGTGGGTGTTCTGTCCCGCTGCTGATCGTAAGACTACCTCAGGTAGCTATTTTTGTGACTGGACTTGTAATACTATAGACAGTGGGTTCTCCGCTACTGTCGCCTTCAAACCTCCGTCTGCTGGCGCAACGGTTACGGCTACGGCAGGTCAGCTTAGCCTCACGGCTACAGCGCCAACACCTGTCCCTAAGGTAGTTGCACAAAGCGACTCGTATCAGGATGTGGTGATGAAGGATTCGCCTATTGCCTACTGGCGGCTGGAAGAGACGACAGGCCCGATGGTAGATCGGATCGGGGGTCGCAATTTTACAACGTTCGGTTCGCCTACTCTGGGCTCGGCAGGGCCGCTGCTTGCCGGTGACAATGCTGTTGTATTCAACGGTACGAGTGCATACCTGAATACCCCCTACGCCGCTGCGCTCAACCCCAGTGCTCCGTTCTCTGCGGAGGCTTGGGTTCGTTGGGATGGTGGAAACCCCACGGCTTACACTTTTGTCGTCTGCACAGTTAGCTCTGGAAATATGACTGGCTGGGGATTTATCAAACAGTCGAATACGCAGCTTTTGTACCTTGTCTGGGGAGATGGATCAGTTCAGAAAATTGTCAATGGGGTAAATATGGTTTCCGGTACGTGGTACCACGCGGTCTTTACGCATGACGGTACCACGGGGCGCTTTTATATAAATGGGGTATCAGCAGGCGCGCCCATGAGTGCTGTTTTTGTTCCTAGCTCTACGATGCCGTTGCGAATCTGCGCAGCTCCCTATAGCGTCAGCGGGTTCCATAATGGTGCGGTCGATGAAATCGCCCTATACAACGTTGTTCTGACACCGGCTCAGATTCTTGCGCATTACAACTATGGTCGGAGTTCGCTGCTTCCTAGCACTCAGCTCAGCCTTACAGGTTATGCGACGGCAAACAGCATTGTCACTGCCACGGCCGGTGTTCTCAATCTTACAGCTCCTGCTCCGACTCCCGTTTCAGCAACAGTAGTCGCAGCTCCTGCGGGCACCCTTAGTCTGACGGCCTCCGCGCCGTCGTTGAGTATTTCTCAGGGAGCTACAGCGCCTGCTGGTGTGCTCAACCTGACTGCTGTTGCGCCCACAGCGGGAGTCGTTACCCAGACGGCAGCTCCTGCGGGTGTTCTTAATCTGACTGCTCCCACACCGACGATCACGGTAGCCAGTACGGTATTTGTTCAGCCTACGGCAGGGGTACTCACACTCACAATCTCTACTGTAACTTTTCCGGTATCCGGTGTTATTTCAGCTACGGCTGGAATTCTCAATCTGATAGCTGCAGACCCGGCATTCTCCGGCGGGAGCACTGTCGTCGCTTCTGCTGGTCTGCTGACGCTGGCAGGAGTGCCTCCAGGGAGCACTGTGCGCTTCCAGGTGCCTGTGGGCTCACTGACTCTGACTGGAGTTCCACCGATCTCTGGCCAGATCATCAACGTCTTTGTGGACGCTCCTGTGGGCATCCTCACGCTTGACGGGATTCCTCCACATCTGATCCTGAATGAATTTGGCAGGAAAGACAATATTCTGCTCTCAGTTGGTATGTATGAAAATGTACTCATCAGTGCTGTTAAACCGATCTGGTACGAGAGGTAGCTATGGCATCCGTACATCTTGAGTTTGTGGCACCGGATGTGCAGGACTTGGTATCGCTGCACATCTACGAATCTTCGAGTTCTCTTGGCCCGTTCACGATCATCGATTCCGTTACCGGGATCGGCAGCTACCCGGATTACATTTCTGAGTACACGACGGCCAATGCTGTCAGTGAGACCAACTGGTTCGCCATCGAGTGGATCGACTCCAAGGGAGCCACGAGCGATCTCTCACAGCCAGTCAAGGGCGATACGCAGACTGCCCTGGGTGCGATCGTGGACAGGGTGATGCTCAGGGATCCCACGTTGAACCGGGAGATCGTTGTCCAGGAGGCTGAGGCTGCCCTGTACCAGATGGGGATTGATCCCTACGGGCCTGCCGAACAGATGACGCCGACTCAGACCCGTGGCCTGACCAACATGACCCTGGCCATGTGCTATGTGGTCACTGGCGCGGGTGCAGTTACGGCTTCGGAATACATCGCTGGAATTGTCAGTCAAAAAATCAGCGATACCGCACTGAAGGGGCGGCAAGATGCAATTAAGGCTCTCATTGCTGCGGCCAACAAGGATCTCGGCCTTGACTACAGCGTCGTGGCTCTGATGGCCCTGGCTAACGATAATGGGCTCTGTGGGACTGGGAAACCGCGACTGTTCGGCGCAGAGCTGGATCAGACACGCCTGCTGGTGGAGGTTCTCTAGTTGAGCAATGTGCCTCGGTTTCTGGACTTGCTCAACGTGTCGGGCTCCGATGTAATCTTCCATCGAGATGACTCGACCTTGCCCTGTCCTTGCCGAACCCCAGAGGGCTATCGAGATCCTATATGGCATTTGAACCATACGGTTGAGCCGATATGTAATGAGGCTGGCTTTCTCCCCGGTACCGACATCAAGCATTATCAGGTGAAAGCTTTTGTGCAGCCGATCCAGTCCACACGGGCTACCCGCTTGCGCTCTGAGGAGCTGCTGGTGCTGTTCGGGCAGATCGAGGAGGACGACCACCTGGGCATCTTCCCCTGCGACTGGCAAGGGATCACGCTCGACTTCTCTGACTGGTCAACCTCTGGGGAGGACTGGATCGAATACGTGAATCGCCGCTTCATGGTCGTCAACACGAACTTGATCCCTGACCCGGCCGATGGAAACCCATTTCATCACTATGAGGTGGGGCTGAGGCTGATCAACCAGGATCCGCTCTGATGGCAGCCAATTTCCGGACTCAGATGGGTAGCAGGGCGCGGACGGTCACTGGTGGCCCCTACGGCGGGCAGTTCAATATCAAACAGAGCTATATGTATGAAAATGTCCCGGGTAAGAGACCGCTGGACATCACCCTGGAGTCCCTGGAGGCGATCGAGGAGCTGCTCCGGTGGGTGCAATACCGGCCTCGGCTCTTTCCCAAGGCAGCCGATCAGCTCTGCCGGATGCTGGCCACGCTGGACATGGGTTTTGCGCAGAAATACAGCGCAGGCTGGAAGCGTGACCCCAAGGACACCCGCAGGGCCTGGGTGACTCCTGTACCGAGAATCACCTGGCGCTACTACCTGGGCTGGCAGGTGAAAAAAATACGTACCGGCTACTGGATCATGTATAACGACTCTCGCGAGGCTTTTTACATCGAGTTCGGTCTCCATCAGACTGCCACGCGCAAGGTGCGTAGGCCAGTGATGAAATTGGCCTTCCGCAAGGTGATGACTTCTACCTACCGGACATCGCTAGAGTCGCGGGTCTGGGCCAACACCTTCTACCCTAGACCGGGGCAGCCGGGTACGCGCGCCAGGAATCTGCGCTGGTACATGCACGCACCGTCTGCACCTATGACTGGGATACCAGGCTTCGGTGTCATGGGCACACCGATGATCCTCTCCTGATGGCTGGCCCTGTTACCAAATTTGCTCCTGAGACCTGGCTGGAGTCAGCAACTAGAGGAATTCAGGACTACGCCTTCAACGGCTTCGACAAGTCTGTCCACATTGCCGGATTCGACAAGGGCCATGAAGTCTACGACATCATCATGGAGTTTCCGGAGACCGACCACATTATGAAAATGGTGCCGTTGGGCAAGACGGTGATCCATTTTGAAATTGACACCATCGAAAGCTCTGTCCTGGGCTTCGGTGACAACACGGCCAAGCGAATCAGCGATCCTCTGCTCGGTGTCCTCTTCGAGCAGGAGGGCCGCAGGCAGGAGATCAACTTCGATGTCGGGATCTGGACTGCCGACCGCGCAGGAGGCTCTACAGCGCGTCTCAGGGCCTATCAGGTGCTTCTCAATCTCTTCCAGGGCGCTCAGGCTACAAACGCTCTGCGCACAGCAACCGATGGGGGTGATGGCCAGGTTGAGCTACTGAGCTTCATGGGTGGCAATTTTGCCACGGAAACGATCGGGGACATCCGTGTTTTCCGGATGTTGAATTGCGAGTTGAGAGTTCGTGTCTTTAGCAGGACGCCGACGCCGTTTGAGATTGTCATTCCAGACGACATCGGTATCGAGGCAGAGCTTGTACTGCTGCCTGACTTGATTCTACTCGATTAACCGAGAGGAGGTTTTTCAAGGTGCCAACAAGCTCACTTCAGTTGTACCCGGAGGTTCTTGACGGTAGTACCCTTACTGCCGTCGCGGCTCAGCCGATTTTCCTTCCAGTCGGAATCGAGGGTCAGGCAGACGCGGCTGGTTCGGCAGCGGTAGGTGTGCCGTATCAGATCAAGACCATCGGGGATGCTGTAACTGCATTCGGGCCAGCATCGTCCTTGACGTTGCTTTGCTCGGCTGTAATTAACAGGGGATCGTCTCCTGTAATTGCGGCGGCGTCAAAGAAGGGCACTGCGCCACTGCTCACCGATCGGCAGACAGTCTGGGACAACATGGCCGGAGACAGGAACATCAGGATCCGGCTCACGGACTCCACGGCTCAGGCCGATCATGCTGCCCTCGCTGATTCCTGTGAAGCGGCCGAGCAAGTACAGAACAAGCAGTTTTGTATCGTCGGTCTGGCTACAGCCACTCCAAAGGCGACTTACATCACAGCCGCCGGTGCGATTGCCAGTAAGCGCGGTGTGTTGGTCGGCCCTGGTGTCTACGACGAACAGGGTGTCCTTCAAGCTGGGCCTTTTACAGCGGCTTGCGTTGCTGCGGAGGTTTCCAAGAACTCTGATCCGTCCAATGACCTCGACCTGTGGACGATCCCCTTCCTGACCGGAATTGAAAAAGATGCTTCCGGTTTTCCGATCTTCCGGGAGAAGATCGTCTCCGGCGTGGCCACCAACGACTACGAGGATCTGCTCCAGGGCGGTGTCTCCCCGCTGCAGCCGAGCTTCACCCCGGGCGGTGTGATGACGACTCACCTGCGTATGGCCTGGGTGACCGACTCGACCTACGATGCACTGTCCACTCGTCTGATCGTGGATCAGGTCTTTGTCGATGTCAAGAATTACATCTACGCAGGTGGCTATCTGCGTCGTGGCAATACGGAGACCACGCGCAACCTGATCGCTTCCGGCGTTGAGTCTCTGCTGCTCCTGCGGCAGGACTGGGTTCAAGCCGTCGTGCAGCCAGACGGAACGCTGGGCTACAACGTGTCCGCAACTGCTTCGCCGGACATGCGGCAGATCATCGTCTCCTTCACTGGCGTTGTTGTCCGGGGCGTGCAGACGATTCTCGTCTCCGCACAGCTCATCATCTCTGTCTAGAAAGGAAAATATGTCAAGCACCGACGAACCGCATCCCGAGCACCCGATTGAAATGCCAGGAGAGGAGCCACATCCAGAGCATCCCATCGAGATGCCTGGCGAGGAGCCTCATCCCGAGCACCCGATCGTTCTGCCGCCGGATGTACCGGAGACAGAGCCACCGGATCAGCCCGAGGTGCCACCGGATACCGAGCCTCCTGTGTCCGAGGAAGAGGAATTGGATTTCTTCCAGAGAGTCACACTCGGGTTCAACTGGAACCAAAATACAGTTGGTACCGAGGGCGAGGAAGTGGGTGTTGACGCCTGGGTGCCTGATGACGAGGCTAACTTCGACGGCGAGGGTACCTGGCGCAACGTTCGCTCTGTCCCCAACACTGGCTCATCTTCGGTGACGTACCCGGCTGATTTCACCGGCCCGGTGCGGATCCGTGTTCGTGGCTCGGCGGCAACAGTGCCGGGTGACTTCACTGTTACCTGATAAGGAGGTGAAATAAATGGCGTGGCTCGAAGGTCTGACTGCTGTTAACCTCAACCTGGAGTTTGAGGGCGGTGTGCATTTCACAGCGACTCAGGAAATGACTGAGGAGCTGCGGCAGGAAATCACGTACCAGGGAGCGTTCGGTACTGATGGCCCTGTCCTTCGGCGTCTGCGTAAGGCAGATGAGGGCACGGTCAGCTTCTCGGCCATTCTGCTCAAGGCCGGTCAGGCTGCGGGCATGAATGACGAAAAGACGTTGCTGGCCATGAAGGACTTTGAAGTGAAATGCACACGCGGATCCAGAACAGCTACCTACACGGGCTGCAACTGGAACCGGATCTCCATGCGCTCGACGTTGGATCAGGTCACGATCGACGCCGACATTTCCATTCCGGGCTATGTAGGGATCAAGAACCCAGATCGGCCCTAGTGGACTCAGAAACGAGGGAGCTGATGCGGAGGGCCGTTTCCGCTCTGGAGCACCTGGCCGAAGATCCGGTCATCCAGATGGAAGTCGGCCCTCCTGTCTGCCCGCACTGCAACAAGGTCAATCCCCGAGTCAAGACGGACGTGAGCGAAGCTACTGGCCGTCTTTTTGAATTTGCAGTCCAGTTCTACTGCCTCGAATGTAATACCGGCTTCTTTGGAGTGCCCGTCCAATGGAGCATGCACCAAGAGACGATGACGCTGAGGGCAGAGCTGGAAGGGAGGATAAGTGGCAACGGCGATCAGCCGTGAGTTTCTCACAGAGCGCAGACTGACCAAAATGCGGCTCGGTCAGCAAGTCTGTGCCTATTTTGAATTGCTCTCAGACCCGGAAGTGAGAGTGGCCCTGGTGCCACTGCTGGAATCGGAGTACATCAACTGCATGATGCTGGGGGCACAACTGACTGTGCCCGATGGCGACATTGGTGTGCAGCTTCGCGAGCGGATGCAGATAGCCGAGGTTCTGGCCTACTCCATCCGCAGCCCCGACACACTGGAAAAGGTATTCAAGACCGGCAAGGAAGTTGGAGAGACTCTGGAGGTGCAGGACATCAATTTTCTGATTGATGCCTACTTCGAGATGGTGGACAGGACATCGCCCTCCGTTGACGGTCTTGGTGATGAGGAGCTGGACAAGCTAAAAAAAGCCTTGCAGGAAATGGACTGGAAAGATTTGTCTGGAAGGCAATGGTACGCGGTGAAACGGCTCCTTTTAGCATTGAGTCCAGAGCCACTCACGGACAACTTACTTGGATCTATCTCAACCAACTCATCGACTATGACGAACGAATTGCAAAGATCCACACCCACTGCATGACCAAATTCAATCAGGATACGTGTGAAATCTGTGGGGAGCCGGTGTCGGTTATTGCTGATTTGCCCGAGGAGCTGCAGGAGCTGGTCTACCGACCGGGTGAGGACGATGAGGACTGGGAGATTGATCTACAGCGGACGACATCACGAGGCTTCAAGCGCTAGATGAGTACCGTCGTCGGCAAACTGGTCACTGCCTGGGTCTCTGACACCTCTGGGCTAAGCACTGGCGTTGGTCGGGCGTCTGGTGTATTCAAGCAGCTAGGAAATACTGTCCAGGGCACTACCCGGCAGACCGGGTTGCTCAATCAGCAATTCAGAGCGATCGGCACCACACTGCGCTATGCCTTCGCCGGGGGAGCGGTCTATGGATTGTTCAACCTCGTCCGGGGAGCATCGCAATTCCAGTCGCAGCTTGCCCTGATTACCATTACTGCCGATCAGGGCCAGACTGGTCTGGGCACACTGCGCAGTCGTGTCGATGAGCTGGCGTCGAGCATGGTCAGGCTGGGGGTGGAAACACTTTCATCCTCGCAGGATGTGGTCGCGGCGGTTACGAACATCGTTTCCTCCATCAGCGGCATGCAAAGCCCTCAAGCGATTACAGGAATCGCACGGCCGATCCTGGAAGCCGCTCAGCTAGCCCAGACTCCTGCTGAGTCACTAGCCGGTGTAGCCACTACCCTGCCGCGCATCTTCGGTCAGAATGTAAAAGATCCGAAGGTGGCTCAACGCCTGATGGCCGAGTGGGTCAAGCTGATCCAGACCGTCCCGGGCGGGCCACAAATTGCACCACAGCTCATTCAGCAGCTCGCTCCACAGACACTTCCTGGTGTCTCGGCCAGGATGACACCGGAGCAGGTACTCGGCCTGACTGGTGCCGGTGTGGTCTCCGGTTTGACTCCGGGACAAATTGGTCGCAGTAACGCTTACCTGATCCGCCTGATCGGTGGCATGCAGCACATGACCAAGGATACGCAGGCTGCCTTCCGAGGGATCGGCCTGTCACCGGACAAGCTCGGACAAAATAAGGGCTTCGACAATCTGGTGAAAATGTTTGAGGCTGTTCGGGCAGCCGGAGGGGTCAAAGGCGGTGATCGCGCTGAAGCGATCATGCGCATGGAGGGAATGGCCGGGATTGAGAACGAAGGACTGGGCGGTCTGGGTATTTCAGGCAAGGGCCGTGAGCTGATCCAGCAGCTCGTTCCGCAGACCTTTGCTCAACGTGCCTTCCTCTCTGCCTATCTGTCCTGGGTGAAAGGTGCTAATGACCCGACCCAGTTGACAAACCTGATTAATCAAATTACAGATGCTAGCAAAAATGACGGCGAGTATCTGCGTAAGGAATGGGAGCAGTACCAGGCCGATCAACCGTTGAAGTCGATGGCTCAGGCAATCGGCGGTATCCGGCAGACGATAATGACCGACATTATGAATGTGCCCGGACTTAAAACTGCGGCCAAGAAGGTATTTAGCACATTTACCTTTACGGCGGATCACAACACGATTCGTCATATCGGTGAAGGACTGCTGGCTGCGATTGGGATTGGCGTGGGCGCTTCACGTCTGGGTATCGGTAGGGGGATCTTTAGCAAGGTCGGCGGCGCGATTATGAAAATCCTTAGGCGTGGTGGGGCAGGAGGGGCAGCAGAGGCCGCTGCTGGAGCTGAGGGTGGGCTAGGGGCGCTGCTGGCGGGTGGAAGAATGCCACGTACCGTGGTGAATTTCTTGGCGGCACAGGCTCTCTTGAGTAGCCGAGGCCCGGGAACGTCTCCGATAGACCCGCTGTATGTTGTAATTGTAGGGTCGCTGATGGGTCGCCCCACTGGAGTGGCTGGTGCTGTTGGCGATCTGACCGGCGGTACGGGGATTCCTCCCATCGTTGCTGCCGGTGGCAATAGTCGGCTGTTGAGATTGTTCGGGCGTGCTCTGCCTTTGGCCTTTGCTGCAGGGCTGGCCATCGAGCTGAGAAATATGTTTCATGGCAAGAACGTCACTGGTCATGGCGACTGGTGGGCGTTTTTGCATGACGTTGATCCTCGAACAGGCAAGCGAGGGATTGGGGGCACGATTGTTCACAAACTGATCGGTAGCGATGAAGAAGGAAAAAGACGGGAGCGAGAAAATAGACAGAACGCGCGGCGTTTGGGTATGACGGTAGACGAGGCCAGGCAGGTTCGCTTCCTGGCAGCGGATCGGGAGCAGCAGCCCAAGAGCGGAACGGATCCGGGCGGTAGGCATCCTCTTATCTCAGCGATGGCACGACAGGCCATGCAGGGCAATCTCAGCCCGCAGGGAGTTGCCTTCCTCCAGCAGGTGCTCCGTGTTACCAGTGGCCCGATGGGCATGATGAAGATGGGCAAGTTTGAGCAATGGCTGGCTACTCACAAAGGCTTGCCGAGTCCCGAGGAGTTGAAAAATCTGGTCAAGGATGTGCGTGGTAGTACGGTCTTGCAGAGTCTTGGCCTGGTTGCTGCGACAGACCGTAAGCAACGTGTCAATTTCAAAACCCTGCCCTTTCGTCCCGGCAGTGACCATCCACTCATTTCCTTTCTTGAGCAGCAGGCAGCCAGCGGCAACCTCTCACCTCAAGGAACGCAATTTCTACATAGGACGCTCAGAGGAAGCCCGACAGCGATTCGTCGCGCTGAGGCCAATCTGGAAAGTCACAACCAACGGCTGCTCAAGGAGCTGACGAAAGACAAGCGCGTGCAGCTCGATGGAGATATTTCCATTACCGTCGATCTCACCGACGAGACGAAGAAGAAGGATCAGGCCAAGCTGCACTTCGATCCCTCTCAGGTCTGGCAGGGTGGGCCGCATCCACAGACGCGCGGGCAGAAGAAAGCGATCAAGAAGAACGTGGGTAGGAAGAAGGTCACAATTACAGTCGGCCCGAAGGATCCCAGATGAGCGATACCGTTGCCAAGCTAATCCCGGACAGCCAGCTCACGTTTCAGCCTCCGACGATCATCTCCGGAGGCATGACCTTCACCTTCCCGATCGGCCCGGAAGGATTCCGTCGTTCCGGTAGTTCCCAGATCGGAATTCACAAATACATCGGGGACAATGTAGTCGCTGCCAATGTCATCCACTTCGATGAGGGCCACATCGAGTTGAACGGGACACTGCCCGGTATCTCCTCGCCGCGCTGGATGTCCAGCCTGATCGACGTGCTGCACTCGACCAAGAAGAAGATTCTCAGGGCTCCTGGCGTCTTTCCCCGCGAGCAGTACGTCGAGACCGAGAATTATGACTTCTCGCATTCGCCGGATGATCGCAGTCACTCCATCGAGTATTCGATTTCCTTCCTCAAGGTGGGCAGCGGTGATGAGGTTGCCGGTGTGCTCGATACGGCAGGGATCGACACGCTCAGCGGTCGTCCTTCCACTGTTGCCACTCCTCATAGCACGGCGCGGGGATCTCAGTCCCTGGCGACGATGCAATTTCGGTCAGGGCGCTCTGTCCCGATCGGGCCGGAAGATGAGCCCTATGAGATGGGCCGCTCAGAGCTGACCGCTACTCGCTCGGCACAGGCGCGCTCTGCTCGCTTCTTCCAGGTCATCGACGGCGTGGACACCTTCCGCATGATTGCGCAGTACGTCTATGGGGACGCCGACCAAGCCTCCAAGTTGGTGGAACTCAACACGGAGGTTATTTCCAAGAACAATCCGGGCTCGACTGTAAAACCCTATGAGCTGATCTACCACAGGTGGCCTCGTGGAACGCGAGTCGCTTACTAGACCGCGCAAGAAGGCGCTGGCCAAGCAGCGTCATGCTCAGGCCATCGAGGCGTACAAGACCTGGCTCCTGATCAATCCGCGTGCGCCCCGGAAGAAGCGCTATGCGCAATTCGACGCCTACATCGACTCGGCCTACCTGCAGAGCTTGCTATGAGAAGCCGTGTAAGGCGTTCTAAGCCTCTCCATCGGTATGGGTGTGCCTCGACCCCAATGGAGGCGTTGGAGGGGCTTAGAACGGCTTACAGGGGCTCCTGGAGCCATAGGTGCCCGTAGCACAGGAGGCCAGCAAGCCTCTGAGCACGCCGAGCCCGCGTGTTCTGGATCCCACGCAGGTCAAGGCCGTACTCACGTCCAAGTGGGAAGGTAGTGGCAGCTACAAGGCGCAGACGGTTCACCGCGTCGAGCAGTACAACGTGGAGACAGCGATCGACACCGACGCTGATTCCTGGTCGCTGGAGCTGGGCAATATCGACGGGGATCTCAACGATGCCCTGACGCGCAATACCGAGATCAGGGTGCAGATTTTCGGTGCCGGTGCAGATATTGTGTATTTGATGACCGGCATTACCGATGATGTCTCCTATACCGAGAGTGGCACGATTCAGCTCTCCGGCAGGGATCTGTCCTCGATTGCCACCGACTCTGTTCACATCCCCCAGACCTACCGGGGTCTGAATGCTGCCGAGATCATCAGGCAAGAGGCTCAGGAGCTGGGTTTTGAGAAATTCAATCTGGCTCCTGTTCCCGGTGGGCCTAAGCGTCAGTACACCGATGGCTCGGAGACCTACTGGGAATTTTGGTACCGACTGATCCGCAAGGAAAAACTGTGGCTGTGGTGTGAGCCCGACGGTACCCTGACCTCGGCCTTGCTCACATCAGGCCAGGCCAAGTACGCATTCGGCACCGTCCCTCTCAAGAATGATGAGCTGCCGATCACAAATTTTAGCTTTCACAAGTCGGCTCAACAGCGGATCTGGCAGGCACAGGTTGTCTGGGGTAAGCAGGCTGACGACAACAGCCGTCAGGTAGTCACGTCCTACGACACGCAGATCCAGGACTGGCTACGTAAGCCGGTGAAGATCATCGAGAACAGTACGGTCACCAATGCCAAGGGCGCGCGCAAGGTTGCCGACGAGGAAATTTACGAATCCAAGGTGGGAGCCCTGGAGCTGGTAGTGACGATTCCTGATCCTGGATTTCTGATTGAGCGCAATACGCTCTGTACCGTGCGCCTGCCCGCCTATGCCATCAACGGTACCTTTTTCATTGTCGGCACTACGGTGCGTGGTGATGCCTCCGGGTTTGTCCAGGAGGTGCGCTTGCGCGAAGAAGGATTTGCTTTGTCGCAGCGCACTCCTGACGATCCTCAGTGGACGACCGCAGTGCAACAGCAGGGAAAGGGTACTGCTCCTGCGCCGTTGAATCCCGGTCAGGGTGGAGGAAAAGGCCCCAACGGTACCTGCGACATGAGCAACGCTCAGTATTTGAACATCGTCGATGCTGACAAGCTGGCCGCAGCCATTAACAAATACATTAGCGATGAGAAACCTAACTCACCGATGAATGGTACGGGTAAGTGCATGGTCGAGCAGGGCGTCAAGGGTGGCATGAATCCAGTCTGGATTGCGGCTATCGCTCGCCTGGAGGGTGTCCTGGGTACGTCGATGTGCGGCTGGTTCAATACCTGGGGCTGGAATTGTAGTCCCGGCCATACCTATGATTTTAGCTCTAACTCCTGGTGTGATGTTTACCTGGAGTATGCTAAGGCGTTCAGCGGTACATATCACAAGAGCGGAAAAAACAATACTATTGAGGATGTCGGGCCAAAGTATTGCTGTCCTGAGTGGGCTCCAGACATCCGTGGTCGTGTAGAGAAAATTCTGGGCCTAGCCGGGGATGCCCTGGACTGCACTCCTATCCCCGGCTCAGAGCCGCAACCTCCACCGGGAGGCTGGCCACCCGGCACCGTTCCTCCTGGTGGCGCAGGTAAGCCGCCCACTGCTGATAAAAACAAGAAGTCGGCACCTTACTGGGCTCAGCGAGTTCTCGACTATGAGGCCGCTGGCAGGATCCGCCTTGGCAACAACGAGCATGATCAGTTGTCGAGAGTTGTCCAAGGGCAGACTCTTCATAATCAGTGCGGCAATGATGTGTATTTGGACTGGCGAGTACCGGCTGTCCTTTCCACGCTGATGGATTCCGGTTACAGCCTCGGTACTTTTGCCATTGTCGAAGATCATCACTGCAATTCGGGCAGGCATCCTCTGGGGCTGGCTGTGGATGTAGACCTTGTTGGTACGGTGAAAACTGGCGCTCAGCCTGTCAAATGGTCTGGATCAAAAGATGTAACTATTTCGATCATGCAATTCCTCAAAGGTCTGGGTGATCAAGGCTTGCTGCCGACTCAGATCATTTGTAATGGAAATGGCCACGATGATAGTGACGTAGCCTGCCAGCAGTGGGATACCGAACACGGCAGCGGAAATACCTGTCATATCACTACTGACCACTGGGATCACATTCACATTGGCTACTGATGCTTGAAGATCACGAATGGGATTCGATCAGAGAGTTCGTCACCAAGCTGACGAAGGAAATTGCTGGACGACGCAGCGACCCTGTAATCATCAGTCGCGTTACTAAGAACGATCTCAACAACAGGCTGGTCTGGATCAAAGAGCTGGAGGATGTTCCGATTCCGCTCTATGGATTCGAGTATGAAGTGAAATACTACGACGAGACACCGAAGAACACCGGCTGGGGCTGGGGCGACTATTTTACCGATGTGAAGATAGCCACGGCCAGGCTGAAGGTGCCGAAGGTCGGAGAGCTGGTCATCGTCGTTAGGGAAATGGGGTCGAACAGGATGCCCCGTTGTCTCGGTGCTCTCAACAGCACCAACTTTGCCATTGATGAGGGAGAGTGATTGACATTCCCTGGGATATCGCCATGAGTCGGGCGGGTGATTTGCTCTTTGCCTCTAACCGTGACCTCGATTATGTTGACGGGATCGAGTTGATAAATCAGCGCATCATCACGCGCTTGCGAATGCTGCGTGGCTCCTGGCTGTTCGATGAAGCAGGCACACTGGGCAGCCGTCTCGACTTGGTTCTGTCCGAGGACATGCCCGAGGCTGAAGGTGATATCGACGGCCTGGTGCGTGAGGCTCTTGATCCGATCCGTAATGAAATTCAAATCAGGGACATCCACATCATTCCACAGCCGCTTGATCGGATCCAGGTCATTGTCGATTACTTGTGGCTGACGCCTGACGTTGCCCCGTTGCCTGGTGAGCTGATCCGACTCTCGGTGACGCTTCCCTAAAGGAGCACTATGCCAATCAACAACACTGCGCTCTACCAGTCCCGGCAGCAAATTACGGTAGACATGCTGGCCGAGCTGCAAGGGGCGATCTCGGATGCCTACATCGGCACGGACGGCATTACCTATATCCTGTTTGCGATTGAGTCAGGGCAGATTGAAAATGTCCTGCTGGCCAATCAACTTCTTCTCCAGGACTGCTTCCCCCAGACAGCCTCTGGTGCTGCCCTGGCGATGTTCGGTGAGATGTATGCCGTCCCGCGCAAGCTGGGTACGTATGCGTCAGGTCAAGTAACGCTGACCGGCGGCGATGGTGATTTTGCTCCTGCTGGGTCGCTGGTAGGAGCACCACGGGGATTCGGTCTACAGCCCATCGCCTTTGAGCTGATGGGTGACGCACAGATTCCCTCTCCGGGGACGCCGACACCTCCTGTCTCGGCCGTGAATGCGACGGCGGGGAATCTGTCCGGTACCTATGAGTACGCGGTCACGTATGTGACGGCCTCCGGGGAGTCGTTGCAGAGCATTGATTCCAATGCCACGGCAGTTACAGCTCAGCAAATCGACCTGACTGCTATCCCGATCGGTGGGCCGGGAACTATCTCGCGCAAGATTTACAGACAGAAGAACGGCAGTGGGCCATACCTGCTCGTGACCACGCTGGCCAACAACACGGCCACCACATTTACCGATAACGTGTTGGACGCTTCTCTAGGCGCATCCGCTCCTGTGGTGGATACGGCTCATTCGGTCACGGTCGGTGCCATAGCCGAGTCCGTAGGCACGGATGGAAACATCGTCCCCGGTATGGTCAACATCATCATCGACCTTCCCTCCGGTTTTACAGATGTAACAAATCTGATGGCCTTTACCGGCGGATCCGATCCGGAGGAGCTGGAGGACTATCGGATCAGGCTGATGACGGCTATTGCCGATCCACAGACCGGCTCTGCAGCCGACCTCGAATCCTGGGCCGAGTCGATTGAAGGTGTGGAATCTGCCACCGTCTTTGAAAACGACAACCTTGGTGTACCAACGAATGGTCATGTCACGGTTAGGATTGCAGGGCCAGGCGGTGCGATTCCCGATCCCAGTATCGTCACGCAGGTTTACAATTTCCTCAAGGCCGAGGACATCGCCAACATCACCATCCACGTCTCTACGTTTACACCTAGCATCCGGCCGGTGACAGTGGACGTGACTCCTGATACCACTCACACCCTCGTCGACATTACACCTTCGATACAGCAGGCAATTGCCGACCTGATCGAGGGCATCCCAGTCGGCGGTACTCTTTACGTGGCGGCGATTGTCGATGCGGTCTACGGCTTGCCTGGTGTTCTGGATGTAGTCGTCACATCACCGACGACAAATCAAACCTCGTCCTCCACTCAGAAATTCATCCCCGGCACCGTCACGGTAACCTAGATGACCACAGAACTCAATCCAATTACACAGCAACCGATACTCCCGGCTGAGAAACCGCTGACCGATGCTGAGTGGAGTTTCATTGCCGAGGAGCCACCCAAGTTCTTTCCCGGCAATCAGGATTCCAACTGGGGGCTTCTGCGCAGAATCTTCTCAGACTGGATTCAGCTTGGCCAGGATCAGCTCGATCTGATCTGGGCTGAGCGTTTCGCACAGACCTCCTCGCAATTCCTGGACGAGTGGGAGCGCGAAGTCGGGCTGCCCATGAATCCGCCTAATCAGACGCTCCAGCAGCGTAGAGACGCGGTACTGGCCAGGTTGCGCAAAGGCCCATTTACAAGAACACAGCGCAGGAACATCGTGGAGAGCTATCTGTTCTCGCTGGCCTATGGCGAGCCGATCAAGCTGTTCCCGCCTGGCGTCGATCTCGGCCCGGAGGGTGGAGTAGCAGGAGTCCCCGGTGTGCCGATCTACGGCGAGCCCGGGCTGGTCAAGGATATGTACCGGATCTACGAGGACATCCCTCGCTTCCGCTACAACGTCTGTATCGACTCGGATTTTACACCGGATGTATTTGCATTGCAGCGGGATCTTGACCATTTCACCCCGGCTGGGATTACCCGACTGATCACGACCGGCAAGCCGTCTCCGCTCAACTATGAGTGGGAGACCTACGACATGCTGGAGCCAAACGGCTTTTGGAAGCTGAACGATGTAGCTTCTACGGGTACGCTGGCGCTCGACTACGCCTACGATGCATTGCACGGGACGTACAGTGGGGCCTACACGCTTGACAACCTGGCCTTGCTGGTCAACGACCAACAGCCAGCTATTAATTACATCAGCGCCGGCTCTGTAATTGATAACTTCAACCGGGCTGATCAAGGCCCGCCGATGACAGGCTGGACGACGTGGATCGGCTCCTGGGCGGTGCGTTCTAATCAGGCCAAGAATATCGGCGGTGTAGCCAGCACCACGTATTACTCTTCAGCTTCCTATCCCTTCCCCTCTGGTGTTTCGGTCAAGGTGTCGACACTTCCCCCGTCCGGCCAGCAGATACAGATAGGTCTGGGTGATCCCACCGGGGGAGGAACGGACAACTGGTACAAGGTCGTGCTCAGCTTCCCGGGCGGCAATGCCAACATTTCCATTAATCGCGTCATCAATGGAACGATCTCTACCCTGGGTGGAACAGCGACCACGTTTCTAGCCGGGGATGACCTCGGTATTTTCTACGATAAGAGCAAAGTTACTGCCTGGCGCAGAAGCGGTGGCCAGTGGTTCAAGGTCATAGAGGGGACTGACAATACTCATGCTAATCTGACTACGGTCAGACCGATCCTGATGGCTTCGGAAGGTACGGCCGCAGTGGATGATCTGACAATTTTAACTTCGGTACCGATTGCAGCCAGGCCGAGCAAGAACGTTCTTCTTGCCGGTGGGCGGATTCAGGTACCTGATCATCCTCGACTAGACCTCGGTGACAACTGGTGCTTCGAGTGCTGGTTCAAGCGTACTGCTGCTGGTGTCAACGGCTATCTGGTTTCCAAGGGCGTCGGTGCTTTCTTTGTGCAAGTGGGTGGAGATCAGATCCGGGTGGCGATTCCTGGTGGGGTACTTCTGGCCCACTCCAGCAATTACCTTGACAACAGTCTTTACTATCTGGTCGTCCAGAAGGCCGGGTCAAATGTCAAGATTTACATAAATGCGGTAGATCAGACTGTGGTCGATTCTGCTGGAACGTGTGTCAGCACTAGCACGCCGTTGTGGATTGGTGACGATGGGTTCAACTCCTCAACCTTCCAGGGCAACATAGGCTATGTCTCGCTCTCGCAAAACTGGCTGACTCCAGAACAAATACAGCAACGCTACAATACCGGACGGGATATCCTTACCGGATAGGAGGCGATTGAAATTCAAAAAGTAAAAACATTTGTGGCAACTGGTGCTGCCCCTAACGGTCGCCTCTATGCCGGAGACTTGAACGCGATTCAGGATGCTGCTGCTGGTCTGTCTGATTTCACGCAGACGATCGACCTGGCTACAGTCCGCATCGGGGACGGCACCATCCAGCTCTTGAAGTACGGGGCATCGGAGGCCCGCCTCTCTGCTGCTCTACGCGCAGACGGCATTGTCCGAGGGCTGGGCGGGATCGTGCCCGGTCAGTTTACGACGGCGCAGAGGGACGCTATCCCGGCAGGCTCTCGACCCTATGGTCTGGTCATCGTCAACTCGTCCACGAACCGTCTGGAGATCAACCTCGGCACTGATGCTGTCCCGGTCTGGAGTACAAACCTAGCCGGGGCTGTAATTGCCATTCAGGATGAGGGCAGCACCATGCCTTCCCGCAATACGCTCAACTTCCAGGGATCTGGTGTAACCGTCACCGACAATCCAGCTTCCGGTCGTCTTGATATTACCATTCCTGGCGTTAGTGGGGGCGGGGGTGGTGGAGGGGGAGCAGTTGATCCCCAGGTAGGACTGATCTCGGCCTGGCCTGGTAGCTCCGAGCCTGTCAATTACATGATCTGCAATGGCCGCTCGCTTTCCACCACAACCTACGCGGCGCTGTTCAATGTCCTCGGCTATGCCTTCGGGGGCTCAGGATCCAGCTTCAACATCCCCGACATCCAGGGACGGATGATCGTCGGTGTAGGAGCGCATGTCCATCACAACGCACTCAACAAGAACGACGGCCTGGCCAATGCGCAACGTGCGGCCTCACACCATCACCTCTATGACCGGCCGATCAATCCTGCGCACATTGGCCCTTCGGCTTCTGACCCCTCGGACATTCAGGTCAATGCAAAAACATCGGGAGATACAAATAATCAAGATCGGCCAGCCTTCATCACGCTCAACTGGATCATCCGTGTCTACCCGGCGGTGCATACGCCGTAATGCTACAAGTTTTTCCATTGAAGGATCCGAACATCTGGTTCGACTACGATGTCGTTTACGAATGGCTGTCTGATCTTTTTTCACCGGGAGCAGTCTCCGGTGATGTCCAGGTACAGCCGCAGTCCCCGGCCACTCTGGGTGTGCAGGTGACGGCTGGCAGGGCCTATGTCCAGTACGGCCCCGGAGATGTGCGCTGTGTCAAAAACTCAGCCCTGTCCAAATCCGGTGCTACCAATCCCGACTGGGCTAACAATTTCACCGCTCCTGCTGCTCAGCCTAGAGTCGATCGTGTTGTTTTTCTGGTCACTGACGAATCTCAGGATGATCCGGTCGGCTCTGGAAAGAAAGGGCAGTTTAAAGTCATCGCCGGGACACCGACCGCAGGGGCCGATCTCACGAACCTGTCAGGCGCGGCAGCGATCCCTTCCAATACAACACTGCTGGCTAATGTCCTCGTCAGTGGGTCTACAATTTCCTCTGCTGGCATCGACACCAAGGTTCGCCGTGATACCAAGATCGGGCTGGGAGCCGTTGCGGTGAGTAGTCTGATTAGTCACACCGAGCACACGAGCGATGTCCATATCACAGCGACTACTGACGGTACTGCTAATGAAATTGTAACTGCACCGGCTATTACCGTTGACGGCTTGACCACCTATTTGCTGCACTGCTATGTTCCTTTGGTGGACTGGACATCGGGGACAGACCTGGAGGCTATTTTTGTCCTCTATATTGATTCTACTCCCGGCCCGGAGATAGGCAGGCAAAGGATGTCCTCAGCCACGGGTGCCGAGAATGGAATCAACCTCTGGAAGCGCTGGGTTCCAACAGCCGGTACCAAAGCATTCGGAGTACGAGGATTTTTGTCAGGTAGTGGTGATGCCTACACTCGTGCTGGCCCCGGTCTGATACCGGGAGACAAATCACCTATTTTCTTGCGGCTTTTGAAAGACTGATTGGGGTGACGATGAAAGAAGAAATAAGAAGGGCTGAAGAGGAAATTCAGGTATTCATAAATGAGCTGATGTTTGACGATGATGTGATTCGTATTGCTGTGGCCAATGTGGCACAGCAGATTCTGGAGGGCTATCGGGATCTTGGCCCCTGGCTCCGTCCACCTGCTGATGAGATCGGAGATGAGGAGGCAAAAAGCGATGCCTGAGTGGTATCAGACGCCCTACCCGAAAAACCAAAATCCGCCAGACATAAAGCTTCCGCGCCTGGTGAAAGTGGGGTGTGAAGATGGAGACGATATTGTTGCCTATAAGCGGGCCGTATCTCGTGGAGGGCGATGGCCTTGGCAA